AGACCGGCCAGCCCACAGAATTCGACGGCCGCCTGTTGCGGCTGTCAATTGGCTTTTCCATCCCGGCGTATTTCGTCGGCACCTGACACTAGGAGATCCCCACCATGGGTTCAGCATTCATTGGCAAAGCAAAGGTCCGTGTGGCTTTGTACAGCGCCGGCAGCACGTTCGAAAACCGCCCGTATCGCTACGTCGAGAACGTCTCGAATTTCCAGTTTTCTTTCTCGGAAGAGGAAAAGAAGCTGCTCGATTACGCCTCTGCGGCTGGCGGTATCGATGCCTCCGTGAAGCGCATCTCGGACGTGACCGGGAGTATCGACCTGCGGCACTTCTCGGCCGATAACCTCGCGCTCGCGCTGTGGGGCACCACGGCCGTCCTGTCGGCAACGCCGATCGTCGCCGAGGCCGGCTACAAGATCGTGCCGCTGATGTTCATTCCGACCAAGCGCCTGATCAACACCAGCGTCGCGCCGGTCGTGAAAAAGGGCGCGACCACCGTATTGGCCGATGACTACACGGTGTCCGCCGGCGGCATCACCATTGCCGCGACCATCACCACCGGCAGCGTATCGTCCGGCGATGCGATCACCATCGACTACACCCCGCAGGCCAGTAATGACGTGCAGGCGCTGATCTCAAGCGCTCCAGACGTGTCGATCCATGTCGAGGGCGTGAACGAGGTTGACGGCAAATACACGCTGTTCAAGGGCTGGAAGGCCAAGCTGGGCGTCGCGCAGAACGTGTCTCTGATCGGCGAGGACTTCGGAACGCTGACCGTCTCGCTCACCTTCCAGAAGGATGAAACGATCGTCACGGCCGGAAAGTCGCAGTACTTCGAAATGCAGCAGGCAGCCTAAGCCATGCGCGCACAAGAGGCTGTCGCGCTTGGCGATCTGTCTGTTACCGTTCGGGAACTGACGGTCGCCGAAGTGCGCGCGCTGCTGCTGACGGCAGGCCCCACGGCCGACCCGCTGCAGCAACTGGTATTCGACGGCTTCGGCCTCGGGGACCTGTTGCTGATGTGCGATGCGAGCGCCGACGACCTGGAAGCGCTCACGCCCAGCGAGCTGCAGCCGCTCGTCGACGTCTGCCAGAAACTGAACCCGCATTTTTTTCGCGTGCGGGCGGCGCTGACCGCGACCGCCCGCGCAGTACAGCGCGAGATCGAGCAGATGGCATCGACCGGAACTGCTGCCTGCTGATTTCGCAGCACGGCCACGCCGACCCGTGGTCGTACCCGTGGCGCGCGTACGAGATCGCTCTCGATCTGGCAAACAAGGGGACTGAGAGTGGCCGATAGCACGACCCGCATTGTCATCACCGGCGACAGCAGCAGCGCCGTCAAGGCCGTCGAGCGGCTCAAGACGGAAATGGGCGCGCTGTCGGCGCTGTCCTCCCGACTTTTCACCGGCGGCTTTGCCGGTGCGGCCGTGGTCACCGGGCTGGTCGCCATGGCCAAGACGGCCGTCGATGCCGCTGATGCGCTCAACGAGATGTCGGAGCGTACCGGCATCAGCGTCGACAACCTGGGCCGCCTGCAGTACGCCGCCAAGCTCTCCGGCGTTGAATCTGATGTGCTGGCAAAGAGCTTGCAAAAGCTCTCGGTAGAAATCGCTTCGGCCGCTGGCGGATCGGTGGAAAGCGCGGCGAAATTCGATCGCTTTGGCATCAGCGTCCGCGACTCGGCAACCAAGGAACTGCGCCCGGCAAACGAAGTGCTGCTCGACCTGGCGGACGCCTTTGCGCTGCTGCCCGAGGGCACCGAGCGGGCCGCACGGGCGCAGGAACTCTTTGGCAAGAGCGGCGCGACGCTGCTGCCGCTGCTGGCGGGTGGACGTGAAGGGGTGCAGGCGCTGGGCGACGAGATTGAGCGCCTGGGCGGGCTGATGACCAGCGATTTCGCCAAGGCCGCGGCCGAATTCAACGACAATCTCGACCGAATGAAAACCGTTTCGTCGTCGGTCGGGATTGCGCTCGGCAACGCGATTCTGCCGGCACTCAACGAAGTCATGCAGCGCTTTCTCGATTTCAAAACGCTGGGGCTGTCGTTTTCCGATCTGATCTTCGGGCAAAACCCGGAGGCGGGATTCAAAACCGGGCAGGAGAATGTGACTCGCACGGTCGCGCTGATTGCCGACCTGCGCCAGCAGCAAGCCACCGCATCGGCCGCGCGCCAGGCGGAAATCGCCGCAGAAATCGCCCAGCAGGAAAAGCTGCTGGAGTTTTACAGGCGCTTGGCCAGCCGTGACGGCAGCGCCCCGGCGGCCGAAGACCCGGCAAAAGCCGCCAAGCGCATTGCCCTGGCGGCGCAACTCCAGAACAAGCTCGCCGAACTCGAAAAACTCCGCGGCATCGCTGCCGGCAAGGTGTCGGCAGATATCCTGCTGTCCGACGAAAAGCTGACCGACGAGCGGATCAAGATCGCGCAGAAGCTGCGCGATGCCTGGTTCAAGACCTGGAAGGACGTCTCGGCCGAAGCGCAAAAAGTAGCGCAAGAAGCCAAGGACCTGACGGACAAGGCCGGCGAGACCCGCGCAGCCGGAGCCGACAAGGCAGCAGAGATTCGCCGCGGTCAGCTTTCGGAAGCCGATCAGGCTTTCCTCAACCAGCGCGACGCGACCAATTTCGCCGACGACGCCACCGTAGCCGCGCTGCAGGCCAAGTCGGCGGCGATGTACGGCCGCACCGAAAACGCGGCAAAACTCGCCGACCAGGCGACCAAAGCCGCCGAGCAGGCCAGCAAGTACGCCGACAAGATCGCCGACCCGGAAGACCGTGCGCGCGCTGTCGAGCGCATTGCCGAAGCGCAGGCCACCGCGCAGGAAGCACAGGCCAAGATCAAGCAGCAGGAAGCCGCCAGCCTCGAAGCCACTGCCGAAAAGACGAAAACGCAACTGGCTGAATTCGACGCGCAGCTTGCCGAACTGCAAGCCAAGGCCGCGGCGATCGATGTGCAGGTCAAGACCGATGAGGCGATCGCCGCCATTGCCGGGATTCAGACGCAGCTCGCCGCGCTGCAGGACAAGACGGTGACGGTGACGGTCAATACCGTAAACACCGGCGGCGCGACCGGGACCTTTGACGGGGGCGAGACCGGCGGCGCGACGGGCGGATTTGCCCGCGGCGGCTACACCGGTCCCGGCGGCAAATTCCAGCCGGCCGGCATCGTGCACGCCGGCGAGTTCGTCACCCGCGCCGAGATCCTGCGCCAGCGGGGCGCCCTCGACTTCCTTGAGCGCTTCAATCGCTTCGGCATGTCGGCGCTCCCCGGATTTGCCGATGGCGGGCTGGTCGGTCGCCTCGCCATTCCCACCCTGCGCTCCCCGCAGCCGGTGACCGAGCGCATGGCCGCAACCTTCAATTTCCCCGGCCTGGGCAGCTACCGCGCCACCGTCAGCGCCGACACCTTCCGGCAATTGCAGAATGATTTTCAGCGCGCGGCGCTGCAGAAGGGAGGCCGTCGTTGAAAATCCTCAAGATTGGCAGCGTCGAGATCCCCGCGCGCAGTTCGCTGGATATCGACCAGACCTACGAGCCGCTGGGCGGAGAAACCATCCTGCGCACGCTCTCAGGCGCCGGAATCAAGCAGGCGACCTGGCAGAAAACCCGCACCGTGATCAGCGGTGGCGGCTGGATTCCGCCAGGCCTGACGCATCTCGACTACACCACACAGCAGAGCGTCGCCTGCATCGTGCCGCGGGCGCTGATCTGCAACGGCAGCCGCATGGCCACCCTGCCGGCCGTGCGCCGTGCCGATACTGGCTACGAGCCCTGGGCCTGGGCGCTGATGCCAGACGGCAGCGTGATTGCCAGCGAGGTGACCATTGTTTCGCACGTCGCCACCGTCGCCGCCGTGACCGATGCCATCGGCTACCAAGTGCTGTACTACCCGCTGCTGACCTGCTGGTGCTCAAGGCCGAACGAGAGCGGCTCGCGCGGCGAGGCGTCGTATCGCTGGGAACTGGCGTGTGAAGAGGTCTGACGATGCGTGACCCTGACGAATTTTCCATTGCAACCGCGCTGCTGATCGTCGGCATCTGGCTGATGGTTGCCCGTTCGGCTTGTAACGCCGTGGGGCTGCTGTGAGCGGCGAAACCTACGCCGGCACCAGCGGCAGCGGCGCGCGTGCCGGCATCTGGTCGGCGATTGTGCTGCTCGATGGCGCCGACGTTTCTGCCCGGGTGGTCGGAGACATCCGCATCGATGCCGAAGAGGACAGCGCACGCATTGCCGAACTCACGCTGCGACCGACCGCCGGCACGACGTTTGCCATTGCCGATTGGGTCGGCAAGTCGCTGACCATCGACATTGCAGACGTGTCCAGCGGCAGCGCCACCGACGTCCAGCGCCTGTTCACCGGCATCGTCGATACGCCGACGCTCAACCTTGATCTGCGCACCATTGCCATTCGCGCGACCGACAACCTACAGAACATCGTCGAAGCGATGGATGCCGCCGCGATTGATGCCGAGATCCCCGACGGCTACCACTCGCCGGTGATCTTTGACCCCGCAGCACGGGGCTGGTCGCGCGCGCAGGACCGGCTCTCGACCGTCCCGCAGTCGCTCGACCTCACCCCGGCTGGCGTGATGCGCGTCACCGATTGGGCGCCTGCCGTCTCGCCGGCGATGTCCTTCACCGCAGCGCATCTGCTCGATGGATCGCTGGCGGTGTCGCTCAGCAGCCGGCACTCTCTGGTTAATCGCGTCGACGTCGATTTCGGCTACCGATTCCCGAGAGTCAAGGCCGAGGGCTGGCCACTGTCGTACAGCTACGTTTACGAGGGCGACATTGACACCTTCGTTGATGGCAGCAATCAGTTCCTGACGCGCGCGGCCGTCGAATCCGCCATCGAGGCCGCTGGCGGCACCGTCGAATCGATCACTTACACCGCGCTCCCATCGACCACCATCGGCTCATGGGTGCCAGGCCCGTATGACTACCTGCTGTGCATGGGATTCGATGCCGTCGTCAGCTTTGACTATGCGCAGATGATTGAGGAGCAGCACAGCATCACCGTCTCGGCGCCGAATTCGATTGCCGCTGTGGGGACGCTCTCCGACCGGATGAGCGGCGCGCTGGAGGGCCAGTATCCGCCGATTCCCACTGCCGAAGCGGCGATGCTGCTCTACCGAAACGCCATCTCGGGGATTCCTCCGCAGGACACCGCAACGCCTTCCTCCGGCTACACCACCGCGGCAAATGTCACGCTTACCGCCGACACCGACCGCGCCGCTGCGAATGCCGCGATGGAAACGCTGATTGCCGCAGCAAAGGTGCGCATCTGGGCGTCGCACCGGCGAAACACGGTATCCGCCAGCGTGGCGCTGAATCCGGGCATCGACCTGGACAAGACCATCGACCTGGCAGACACCGGCCTGCACGCGCGCGGCAAATGCTCGCGACTCTCGCACGTGCTGTCGCCGGACACCGGCGCGGCGACTACCGAGTTTTCCGTTGCCATCTGTTCGGTGGCTGGGACCGGCGTATCGCATGCCGAAACCCCGACCACCGCGCCGACCGGCTCCTCGCCGGCCAGCACGACGCTGACCGGATCGGCCACCGCCGACTACAACTATGGGCCGTCCGAAGACAAAATCCTCACCGTGACCTTCCCCGGCGTCGAAGCCGTCGAGCGCAACAAGGCCAATATCGCGATTTCCAGCAGCTACAGCGCGCCGCTGACTGAGGACATTTTCACCATCACGCTATGAGCCAGCCGACTGCCCCGACGCAAGACGATCTGGTGACCTCGCTCGACACGCTGGCCACCGCTGCCGGTACCACCACCCGGCAAAACCGCATCCTGCCGCAACCGGCACCGGCGCCAGCCATCCCGGCCAGGGTCGGCGCCGCCACCTCCGGCGGTCGAGCCGTTTAGGCCATGTCCGTCGACGATCTCATCCGCGCCCGCCAGGCGCTGGCCGCTGGAGTCGGCAAGACCACTCGCGAAAACCGCGTTCTGCCCTTTGCAGCGCTGAACGTGCAGATCCCGGAGCGCGTCGGCCGCAGCCTGCGCCCGGAAGACGTTGCTCCGCTGTGCATCCCGGGCGACCTCTACCAGCCCCCCAGCGGAACCTTCTCGGCGCCAGCGTGGTACACCGATGCCGTCAAACTGGTTTCGACCGATGGCCTGTGGAAACTCGACAAGAGCCAGTGGAAGCGCTGGACGGGCCGCTCGAATTCCACCGGCGACGTCTACGCGTCCGGCTCCGGGCCGCTGATCCACTTCAATTTCTCGTCGCCGGCCACCGCGGCTGTTGCCGAAGCCGCCGCCGACAGCGCCGACCAGCAGTTCATTGAGGGGCCGTTCGCCGAGCGTACCTGGCACGACCGCCGCGCCGCGCTCTACCTCTATTCGGGCCTCGTCGGCATCGTGCAGCGTCTGAAAACCATCGGCTTCCGGGCAATCGGTTCGCTGTTTCCGTCGGGCGGATCGCTGCTGACCTGGGCGTTTTCCGACGACTCGGCAGCGGTCACCGGCACCACCGCCAAGCCCGCGTGCATCAATCGCAATGGCGACGAGCAGGGCATCAGTACCCGCGTGCAGGTGAATGTCGGCTCGACCGCCAATCACATCAGCAAGCTGTACCTGTCGATCGGCGACAAGCAGCTCTACATCAAGACCTACACGCCCTATGGCTGGCTGCCGTCGATCAAGGAGCCCAAGGCCAACGGTTACACCGGCGTATCGCCGATCTACTACGCCAACGACCTCGCCAAAATCAATCTGATTGGCCAGGCGTACCACGGCCTGGGCATCACGGCGGGCTACGAAATCACCGCCGACGGCCTGCTGAACTCGGGCTACCCGCTGCTGGCTCCATACGGGTATCAAGGGCCGGGCAACTGCAACACGCGCTACACCAAGATCCCCGGCCTTGCGGTCCCGCCAGATCCCTACGCCCCGGAAACCGCTGGCCAGTTCCCTGCCGATTTCATCGCTGCGGGCAACAGGTACTACAACGACATCGTGTGGTTCGGTGGCCGGCACTACGCCTGCTCGACCACCGTCAGCAGGTTGTCGCTCACCGATCTGCAGTGGGTGCATATCGATGATTCCGGCGTCGCTCGCGTGCTGTCGCTGGCGTTCTCTTCGCGGACTGCGAGCACGACGACGTGGAACGTCTACAACCATGGACCGGTCGTTTTCGGGCAGGGCATCGGCAGCGCCGTGCTGCTGACGACCATTACGATTACCACCACCAGCGCCGAGGCGATCGCTGAATACACCAGCCTGAATACCACCACAAAAGTGGCTTTTCAGACGGGCAGTGCAGACGTGCAAGGGTATTCGACATCCTACTTGAGTTCCAGCCGCCGGAAGCATTGGAGTGGCTACGTCCTGGCGACTACGATGCCTGTACAGCATTCTCCGACCGGACGGCAGATTGCCGTCTGCCGGGGGCTGTGGTGGAACGGGTACTCGGCAGGCGCTTCCGGGTATGCGCGCTACTATGACACCATCCATACTGTCGCGACCTTTGACATTGCCAGCGACCTAACTTTCAGTACGCCGACAGACGTATTTCAATGGCAGGCGAAATACCCCACAGGCCGGACGACGACATTCACCTACGAGCCCTACCCGCCAGACCCGGTCCACAGGGATTATGAGCTGGCGACGACGGTCATGACCCCTTATTGGCAAATCGAATGCCGGCTTTTCGATTACCGGGAAGACGGAACGCTGAATGTGGTCACGTTTCAGAAGCAGGTTTCTGCAAAGTCAGGAACCAAAATTGTAGACATTCGGACCAAGCCCTACACTGATCGGGCGCCAATGGTCTGGCCATATGAAGTCGAAGAAGACATTAACATCGAGCACCAGGAAAAAGTGATTGGCTATGGCGCTGAAGGGGATCAGGAGATTATCGGACTCCTGACCAACGAGGGCGCCTATGGGAGCGCCTGGCGGCTATCGAATAACTGCCTGTGGGTAGATATGTATCTGGGATCATCGACATACGAGCAGCATCTGGTTTCCCCGATGCACTCCAAGACGATTCCGGAGGTATTCGGTAGCTACCTCGAAGGCGCCACTGCCAACGACAAGCGATACGCCTCATACAACCCGCGCACGCAGCAATTCGGCGGGGTCCATACGGCCTACGTGTCGACCGATCCCTTCGCGCGCTACTGCTCCTGGATTTGAATGCTGCCGCCTGAGCCCGCCACCAGCGTCGCCGCGGTCGCCGTGTCCGCCACCGGGCTGACCATCCTTGGCATATCCACCGGACTGCAGCCTGACATCCTGCTCGCCGGATTCGCTGGGGGCCTGTGGGCGCTGACCTACCAGCCGCCAGCGCCGCTGTTCCGCCGGGCTGCCGCCACTGCCGGTTCCGCCGTCGTCGCCGGATACCTCTCGCCGATCGCCGTTGCCATCCTGCGCGGCGCCCTGCCGGGAGACCTCTCGCGCGAGATCGCCCAGACCGCTTTCGGCCTGCTGATCGGCCTGATCAGTCAGCGCGTGATTGGTCCGGCCGTACTGCGCATCGCCGACCGCAAGGCCAGGGAATACGACGATGGAAATTGAGCCCGCGACCCTGCTGCAGGCGATCGTCGCGCTCGAATCCGTCATCGTCGCCCTGCTCGCCGAGCCGGCCATCAACCGGATGAGCCCTTGCACCAACCTGGTCCCGCGGCTCGCTTTTCATTTGCTCACCGTCGGCGCCGTCGCCAGGCTGTACGCTATCCTCGCCGGCGACGTGCCGAGCGTGCCGACGGCGATCACTACGGGTGGTGTGGCGCTGCTGCTGGTGTGCGATCGGTGGCGGACGGGCAGGGAGCAGGATCGGCAAACATGAATACCGCATAGGTAAGCCAGCCGCATGCCGATTTCTACCTGAGTGGAAAATCAGTCCCGACACTCATTACCCAGCGATTTTGAGTCCTGGATAGTGCCATGGCCATACTTTTCGCATCCACGCCAAATTGGTCAGCGAGTCGCTGCGTAATCGAATCCAACACCTGATCGAGCAAAACCAGCTTTTGGGCAGGACCCATGTGCCGAAGTTCTGGATCTGGCCCTTCGCCGGACAGCATTTCGGCCACATCTTGCGGGACAATTTTTGTAAGTGCCAAGTTAGAACTGCAAAGCATGTTGCCCGCTCTCCAGTTCCGCTCTTTGCTTCCGGCCCTCTCGCCGCATCTTCGCGTCGTGGGCGTTGTGGCACTTCTGGCACAGCGCCGCGAGGTTCAGCAGGCTCGCCGCTTCTGGCCGGTGGTCAAACACATGCGCCGTGGTCAAAACCACTTTGCTGCCCGTCGCCGGGTGCGGCTTGCCGTTCTCGGCTCCGCACCACTCGCAGCGGTTCCGCGCCCGCACGAAGCGCACGAACCGGCTCCGCAGCTTCCAGTCTGCCGGGTAGCGTGCTTTGTTCTCGGGGCGTATCGGCACGGCAGTTCTAACCCATCGCTCCAGCGGGACCGGGCGAAGAGCCGCCCGGCCCCTGAGCTGGTGCGTTAGGCGTCATGGTCGCCAGCAGCGCATGGATCGCGTTGATGCACACTGCCTTGTCGGCGTCCGGTGCCGGCAGCAGGCGCATGGTCGCTTCCATTTGCCGCAGTTCCTGTTCGCTGTCGGCTCCGATCAGGCCAACCAGCGCCGCCCTCAGCATGGCAATGTCCGCCTCTGCCTTCCGCATTGGGTGGCGCTCGCAAACCTTGATGTGCTCGGTCAGCACGTCACTTCCCGCCGCCGGGGTGCCCTGTGGGTATTCGTGCCCGCAATAAACGCAGGTGAGTATTCTTCCGTCCATGTCTTTCTCCTGTGAAATGCCGCCGAACCCGGCGGTGAAGCGGGACGCGGCGGTAAAGCTGCCGCGCCCCTTATTTTGTAATACGTTTACTCTGTTTCGATATTCCACTGCACCCATTGGGTGACGACGTCGACGCCGTACTGGTCGCGATAGCCGTCGCACCCCGAGTCGTCAAACTCTGGCAGTCCGGATGCGGCGATGATGGCGTTTCCGCCAAACTCGCTCCAGGGTTCGTCGCCGACTGACATCTCGCCAGTATCGGACTCATCGCACGTCCAAACGAGCATGACGTAACCCTCGCCAGAATTCACGGACCACGCTCCAGGACCGATAGTATCGGTGGTGTTGATGGCGGATTCGAGGGCTGCGGTGTGTTCGGTCTTGGTCATTTGAGTCTCCAGCCCCTGATCCCCGAGGCGCGGTAGTGGTCTATCCACAGCCCTAATAATACGCCCATTGGGCGCATTGTCAAGACATTTGACCCGTTTTTTTCAGAAAAAGCTCGAAAAGTCCGGGGTGCATCCGCCTGGTTCCCCACTCCCAGTGCTGCCACGAGCGTAGGCCGGAGTAGATCAGGGCGCCTGCCTCGGACTGAGACAGGCCTGCCGCCTCGCGTGCTTGCAGGATCGATTCGGGTGAGGGGTTCGCTGCGGCCGTCTGGGCTGCGCCGCGGTTCGGATGGTTGGTCACATCAAGCCCTCCCTGGAGGGTACGAGAACCCGCCGCCGAACGCGTCCTCGGCAAGCGCTTCGGCAATCATCTCCTCCTGCGTGAGGTCCGCATCGCCGCCGTCGGCGATGCGCCGCCTGTACCATTCGTTGATAAGCGACGCAACATTGTCCTCCGGCGTTTCCCGAAAAAAACTCGGGTCGATCCCGCTGGCCATGCAGATAGCGTCGATCGGTGTCCAGTCGAACGACACCATACCGTCAGCGTCGCGCGCCAGGCGAAGATCGGAAAAGCTGATGTTTTCTGGGATGCAAATTTTCTTCTCAGGCATTTTTCGCCTCCAAGAAAAAGCCCGGAGAACCGGGCGGGTGATGGCGGTCAGAAATCCGTGCGGACTTCCCACTTGAACCCGGTATGGATGCTGCACTCATCCTGCCGGACGGGGTTTCCGTCCTTGAATATGGTTGCCTTGCCTTCGCCGTAAAGCTCATAGCGGATATACCGACGCGCGGCGCGGACAGCTGCGGCAAGGCTTTTCGCCTCGCGGGTTCCGTTGAGGAAGCTTGATGAATTGCTGGCGGTCCATTCGATCTTGCTCATTTTAGTCTCCAGCCCCTGATCCCCGAGGCGCGGTAGTGGTCTATCCACATCCCTAATAATACGCCCATTGGGCGCAATTGCAAGCCCTGTTTGCGCATTTTTCGCAAGTTTGCAATGAGTAAAAAACTATCGCACCAAGAGGTAAATATATATACCAGGAAGGTCCCATATTTTTTTCGCAATTTCCCGTTATCCCCCCCATCACCCCGCGCCGTACTCCTGCGCCATCCACGCCCCTGACTTGCGATCAATGCGCAGCATCCGCGGCGTTCCCCCTTTGGCCATCAGCACCAGGTCAATATGCGGGTTGCCTGTCTCTGGCATAATCCCGCAGTGATAGATCACGATGCGCTCAAACGTCTCCGCGACGAGCTGGCGGACCTGCATCCGCGCGTCGTAGTCAAGCGCCAGGGCGCCGGCAACCAGATGGCGCCACTGTTCGGCGATCGCCGGCAGGTCGCGCCGACTGCTGCGCGCCAGGTCCGCTTCGGCCAGATCCTCCTCCTGCCGTGCGGCCGCAATCTGCGCTTCGAGGTCGCGCGCTGCTCGCACAAACGCGATCGGCGTAGCGCCGCCATCGCCGGCGATCAGTGCGGCCGCGGGCGCACATTCGCCGCGCGCACTGGCATACCTACCTGGTCGGCGCCGGACGGTCGGAACGGCGGCTGAAATGGCTGCCGCCGATCCCGGTCAACGTCGACGATCCGGAGAGTCTGCCGGCAGTGATTCGCCAGGTCCCCGCCCCGTAGCGGTCAGCGCTCGATTCCCGCCATGCGGGCGAGGTCGGCGGCGTTTTGGGCGAGCTGGTCGGCGAAGATTCTGCAGACCTTGGCGAGGCTTTCCGCGTCGCCGATGACGTTCTCGGTCAGGTGCGGCGGGAGCCATTGCTCGATGGCGATCTGTCCGCGCGTGATGAAGTGGCAGGTCATCATCTGGTCGCGGTAGGTTTCGTACGCGCGGTGCGAGAGTTCGTAGGCGCGGCGGTTGATGCGCGAGCGTTTCTGGCGGTCGATCTCGGTTTCGGGTGCCGGCAGCGCCGGCGGGGTGGCCTGTTGCCGGGCTTGCTTCTCCATGGCGATGAAGTAGCGGCGCACCTGGTGCCCTTGCTCGTTGCGCTCCATCAGGGCGTTAGAACTCACCGGGCGCCACCTGAAAGCACGGCACGCCGGCGTCGCGCCACATATCGACAACACGCTTCCGGTCATCGAAAACGGCTGTCAGGCGCTTCCACTCCGGCGGCTCAATCTCGGCCAGCCAGCCGCTCTTGAGCGTCACGTCGTCCTGATGGTCGCCTTCCTTGCGCATTCGGAACCGTTCTGGCGCTCCGAACGGCCACGCCGGCAAAAAGCCTGTCGGGTTATTGCCCATGCAACCGTGCTTGCAAAGCCACTCAACGGTTTGCGTCCTCACTTCGTCACTCCGTCCGGACCAAATCCAAATTTCGGCGCCTCCGCTGCGCAGCGCTTGCAGCGTCCGAATCACCGGCTCGTTCGGCGCGTCATCCACGCAAGCGGCGAAGAACGCGCGCCAGTCCGCTTTCCATCCGGCGTCGAGGTCGGCACACTGCACGCAATTCTTGCGGTTCGCGCCGCCGCAGTCGTAGCACTTCAGCGATGGGCGCTCCACGAAATGCCGGCGGTGCTCAATCAGCGCCAAAGTCCCGTCGAGGTCAAAGATATAAAGCGGCTTCATTTTCTTTCTCCGATCATCGTTCTAACTGTTCATTCCACCGGACCGCTGCGCGTCCGGTGAATTCAGGCGATATGCTTCGCCATGTCGAGGGTCAGGTGATAGTCGGTGCGCCGGCGTCCTGCGCGGCCGTCAGACCTATTTGACAAAGTTATCAAATAGTCCTCGCCTTCGGTGAATCCGCACTCGATGCGGAACTTGATCCAATTGGCAAACTCCTGCTCAGACTGCAGAAAGGCGTGCAGATCGCGGGCGTTGCAGAGGGGTGTGTTTTGTCCTGCGAGCGTGCCGGTGAATACCGGCACCAGATCGGTAGTGGTCATATTGGTGTGCCTTAGTTGCGGTCTCTGAACCGCCAACCCGCTCTCAAACGGGTGGGCGACCGAACAGAGGTTGAGAGACCGGTAAGGCGCCGGCGAGCCGCTAGGCTCCCTCTGCCCGGCCGCCCATAGAGGACGCACCAAGCCATGAAAAAAGCCGCTTGCGACTGCATTGCGGCTCTTTGCCGCCTTACTTCGGGCTCTCACCCCCGGCCGCTGATGTGCAGCGACGCGCGAATCTTCGCCCGTTGCCCGGCGGCTGTCAAGGGACATCATCATCCATGTCAGCAAATGGTCTGTCAAAAAACAATCCTCTATCCCGGCAATACCAGCGCCACTTGCGGAGCAGCAGCCACCGATCAGAGCGGCCGTCACAGGTCTTGTGGGCGTACTGCCAGCCGCCATACTGCAGGGCAAGGTGCCGTTTGAACGCCCGTTCAGCACTCCTAGCGCGCCACTGAAACCGCGTCTGCCGGGTGTTGCGCTTGCTGGCCTGTCGTCTGTCGCGGTGGATAATCATCGGGTTTCCGCCGTCGGCGCCTCGCTGCCAATGCCCGGTATCGGTCCGGAGAGCACCACCAGGTGCCATTGTCCGACCAGGAAATTCTTGTAGCTCGCGATCGACACCAGCCAGGCTTCGCGCGCGACTGCCGGCGAGACGTCAATCACCGCGCCGGCGTCGTCGACAATCGCCAGCTTTCCCGGTCGGCCGTCGGGGAGCTTGACAGCCAAGCCGCTGTGGATCCGGGCGCTGATTTGTGCGGTCGCCAGGGTGCCGGTTTTGATGGGGCCGATCATGTCGGTTCTCCTGATATCGCTGGGCGTCCCGAGGTGTTGTCATTGCGGGGCCAGGGGAACCCGTCGAAGATGCGTTCGCCGCGCTCGGTGATTCGATACCCGCGTTTCTTGGCGCGTGGGTAGTACTCCTCGACCAAGAATCGCGGTACCGGCAACCACATCTGCTTCGGAAGGATGCAGGCGCTCATTTTGCCGACCAGTTCATCGTCGAAAAACTCGACGACCAGGTGACCGTTGGATTCGGAAACGATCTTCCCGACTCGGCCGGCATCCGGATGCAGGGTGTCGTCGGAGAGATAAACCTGGCATCCCAGCTGCAGATGGCGTAGTCGTAGCCGAGATAATGCATCGTGCTCATTTGGAATTTCTTGAGCACATGCCCGAGACCTTTGCCGCGCATTTTCGGGTACACAAAAAACGCATGACAATGCGCGACTTGGGGTTGACTCGGCAGCGATTCGATTTCGAAAACGCCTGCAGGGTGAGCTAACCTCATTTTGTCACCTCCCATCTCAATATTTTTTCGGTACCGATCCGGACTACCAAACCGTCCGATTCGATTTCCCGGAGCAGTCGAAAAATGAAGCTGCGTTCGTGCACCAGGCGGGTGGCGATTTCGTTGGTTTTTGAGCCCGGATGGTTGCATAGATCGACCAGGATTTCAGCCTTGTACTGCTGCTCTCGGTGCATCCGCGAATGCTTGATTTTTTGCATACGGATCGCAACGGCCTTTTGCTGCGCCTCAGTCTGGCGGGCCTGTTGCTGCTCAAGTTCGGCAACAGCAGGCATCAGCAAAGCCAGCTGACCGGCCAAACTCAACAAAGATTGTTGCAGGGCAATCATTGGCTGACAAAGGTGACGCTGGTCCGGGTCTGGCCGACCGGCACCAGACGGTACAGCGTGAGGTCGCAACCGGAATCGAACGCCAGCGAAATGCATTGCTGCTGGGCATTTTCCAGGGTGGGGCCGGCGATCTCGGGGGCCGGCATCGCGGCGCCAAAAACGACGTACAGATCCCAGTCTTCTTCGGACGCGCTGGTGGCCTCGGTGCGGGCGTGAAGGTCGACCGTGGAAAAGGGCTCGTCTTGGATTTGCATGTCCTGCTGGCGCAGGCGTTCGGCTTCGTGAGTACCGTCATCGCGCTTAGAGCGCAAAATGTCGAGATCCGCCTTTATTTGCAGCACAAGGCCCTGCTGCCGATAAGCCTCGCGCATGGCGTCTTCGCAATCTGCGTGCTTGCGCATAGCAAGATTCTCTTGCCGATAAGCCTCTTCCTTGGCTTCGTCGCACTCTGCGCGCAGCAATTCGATCGTTTGATGTGCAAGATCAAGCGCGCGTTTTTTGCCTTCGCAGTCGCAGGTTTCGCCGCACCTTTGGCTGGTTTGTGTCTCCCAAGCCGCCGTTTCGTAAGCGTCAACCTCCGAGGATTCCTCGGATGTTCCCGAAGTCAATTTCGGGAACATCGCTTCCGGTTCAGGCGCTTCGACAGCGGGCTTGTCGGCGATCGCGGGCGCTTCGTCTGTGGATTCTTCGTCGGCAACAGTCAAGTTTTCCTTGTGAGTTGCCGCCGGCATTTGATTCAATGCAGTCAATCCCTTCACCCATTCGCGCCCTGCCGGCGTGATTTTGTAGCCAAGTCGCTGGGTCACGTCGTCAATTCTGGATTCGATCAGCCCTTCTTTCCGGGCCTGATTGCTGTTGTCTCGGATTTGCTTAACCGTCTGCCCAAGCTGCTGGGCGATCTCGTCGGTTGTAAGCAGGCCTTCCTTGTCCAGGAGCTTGAGTATCCTGGCGCGCATGCCGTTTTTGACGGCGGCGTGCGTTGATGGGGTAATGGTCATGAGTCTTTTTCCTGTGGTTGGTTGATGCGCATTTCCCCAAGATTCGCCGCAACCAGCGCGGCAGCCACCGGAGGAGATACCGAATTGCCGCACATGCGGACCTGCTCGGCCTTGGTGAGCGACAGCCCCTGTGCTGGGTCTTCGCCGATCTGATATCTAGCCGGAAATCCCTGGGCGTTGAAAAGCTCGCGCGGCGAGAGCATGCGCAAGCCGATATGCGGCCGCCTGATGCGTCACTTCGAGGTCGCCCCCGCGCGCCATGAACGCCGACCAACCCGGCAGCATCGCCGGCAGCACGGCAAGCTGTCGGCCATTGGTGTAAAGCCGCAGCCCCGGCTTGAGCCAGACGCGCGCCTGCTCGACTAGATCGGCTACGGGGGCTTCCGGCTGCGCCGGGAGAAACACGGCGGCAACGCCGTTGCGGTCGGTGGTCATGGCGGGTCCTGATTACGGCTGGCCGAGAAAGATGGGCATTTGCACCGCATCAGTAATTTTGTCGACGATGGCGTTTGCCGCGGCTTCCAGCACCTTGTCGGCACGGATGAGTTCGAACCAGAACGACAGCTTGCCTTCGCGCACGCGATACCGCAGCCGCGCTTCCACGCGGTACGCCGCATCTCCCCAGAAGACCGGGATGCCGATCGCAAAGCGGTCAAACAGCTTCATTTTTTCCAGCGTGCCGTTGTCTTCCTGCTGGACAAACGAGAGATCCACTCCGCCGCTCTGCAGCCGAAGCGCCGACTTGAATCGCATGTCCTGCTTGGCCTCGAAGTCAATCGCCATGCGCAGCATATCGGCGCCAGCCGGCAATCCGTCACCGCCGGCAATGTCCGCGAGGTTGTCCTCGATGAACGTGGCAAACTCGGCTTGTGTCATCGGCTTTTTGTCTGCGCCTTTCCAGCGGTACCACTCTTCGGAAAACTTCGGGGCATAAGCCGCTCGGTGATCGCGCCATCCGCTGCTGTCCTCGTGGCCGCCGTGGTCGTTCACAATCGCGAGAAACTCGACCTTGCCGGCGGTATAGTCGGCTTTGACCCAGATCGTGGACTCCAAGGTGCCGTGCAAGCCGACGTAGGCGATAAAGCTGTTGGCGTTGTCGAGGCGCACGCCGGAGACCTTGCGCCGCGGCTGGTGCAGCAGCTTCTCGTCGTCGATTTCCTTGAGCGTCCAGCCAGGCGGCAGCGCAACGCGGCGCACGTGCGAGAGTTCGTCGCCGGCAATCTCGAACGGCTTCTTGAGTTCTTTGGCCAGCGTTTCGGCGATGTTGTTGAGGGGTTGTGGTTGTTCCATGTCAGGCTTTCAGAGTGATGGGTAGACGGTTGTCGGCAGGCACGGTCTTAAGGTCGAGCGCTTGCTGGTGCGGGTCGTTTTGCACCAGGTTGCCCTCGGGGGTGCCGAAGAGCATGGCTTCCATCGGCGCTTCTGCGGGCTTGGTCAAACGGACCTTGCCGGAAACGAGCATGGCGCCGCCGCGGCTGGCCTTTTTGACGGTGATCGTCAAGTCGATCTTGCCGGCCTTGCCGGTGCTGTCGACGGCACAAACCAGTTCGGCGAGCTTGTCGCTGGCGGTGTCAATGAAAACGCCACCGCCGATGTGGCGTAGCGTGTCGATGATGGGGCGAATCATGTAAATTCCTTTCGTTGTTTGAGTGTTTTGTCCAGCCCATGCTGCAGCCGGCTGTGCTCCCACTCGGCCTGCTGCAGCGCTTTCTCGGCGCAATCCAGTTGCCCGCGCCAGTAATCCACATCGGCGCAGGCGTCTTCCAGGCGCTGTGCGCAGAAATCCCGATCGGCCTCGATGTCCGCCAGCCGGATGCGCGCCGCAGGAATGCGCAGTCCCAGCGCTTTCCGGTACACCGCGCGTGCGGCGTTGTCGATGGCGATGCCCAGCCCGTGGGCTGCCCGTCTAAACATGGTCGTTCTCCCCTGCGCCGATCGCCCGCGTAGCGCGGAATCCGATGCTCTTGTAGCCGCGCCAGGCGATGGCCGCGTAGAGGGCGAATGCCCCGGCGTCCTTGCCGGAGTGATACGCGCCGCCGCGAATCAGGGCGCGTCCGTCCCACACCTGCCGGTCGATTGGGCGAATGCCCATGCCGCGGTAGCGCGGGCCGAAGGTGGCAGTTGTCAGGCTGATCGAGTCCGCATCCATAACCGTGGCGCGGCCGTCCGGCGTGCCCTGTACGTCGTCGAAGATCCACGACCAGGCATTGCCGCCGAAGTCGCACAGGCGCTTGCCGTTCGAGAGCGTCTTCCACCGCTTTTCGCTGTTGGCGTGCGCGATTTCCGGAAGGCGAATGCGGCCGTTGGGGGTGGCAGAAATCGGGCCGTCGGTGAAGCCCTGCCGCAGGCCTTGTTCCAGCCGGCCAGCACCTGGGGCGCCGCCGGTCCAGTTGGCCGGATGCCGGGCGACGTCATACGCGATCGCCAACCACTGCGTTTCGGTGATCAGTTGCCATCCGGCAGCGATGCAGGCCTGCCGCGCCTGGCAATAGCTCATGTAGCACCAGGGCGCCAGGTCGTCGCGAGAATCGACCACACAACGCGGCGGTTCGGCATCGGGGGTTTCGTTCGGCACGACGCGTTTGCCGCAGAGAAACGTGCTGACCTCGAACGCCGGGACAATCTGACCGCTGGGCAGATGGATTTCCGGAACAGGCGTGAAGGCCGGCTTCATTCCCGGACAAGCTCCAGGTCGTCTTCGTCGAAGTGCTGGCGCAACACGCCCTGGCCGTGCGGCCAATCAACCAGCACGCGCATCTGGCCGTTGCAGCCGACGTGCGCAAATCCGGCGATTTTGCCGATGAGGTTCAGCGGCTTGATTTTGACCTTGGCGCCGTCGGGGAAGGTTGGTGTCGGTGCTTCGCTCATGCGGCGTGCTCCCGGTCCCAATTCTCTGCGGTGATGCACACCGAGGCGCCGCGGCGCACGTTGGATTCCATCAGGATGCGCGGGCCATCCTGATATTCGGTGGCGGTCATGCTGCCCGCCGGAAGCAGGTCGGGGGCGTCCATCTGCGCCAGTTGCAGATCCCGGCCAAGTGCGCAGGGCATGAAGCGCGGACGGTCGCGCAGGCCGAACACGCAGCGGGTGCTTTGCGCCGGGTCGATGGTGACCACGTTGTGCTGTGGTGTGCTGGGGGTGCGCTTCATCTTTCCTCCGTGTGGCAGTAGATTTTCTTGCCGGCATCGACGCCGGCGTAGAAGGCGTCATGCTCGACCGTGCCCGGATCGTGCGGGCACAGCACCGGACGGCCGGCGAGCATGTATTTCAGAATGGCCGCGGCGCCAGACTTGAAGACGTCGCTGCGCGGGGTGCCGTGCTGCGGAAAGGCGGCTTCGACAATGCGCTCGGCGCGCGCATACTCGGCCTCGAATTCTGCCTGGGTTTGGGGGTTGTTTGAGTGCAGCATCAGGCGACGCTCTCGGCGAAGGCGACGCCATAGCGGAATGCGTCGAAGGCTGGCGTGCCGACCTTGTAGGCTTTTCCGCAGGCATAGCCGCGGTAACGGAGCCAGACCGCGGCACGAACACCGGCTTTGAAATCCTTGGAGACCTTGCGCGGCACCAGCCGCAGGTAGCGCTTGACGAGCTTATTGACGGTATTGGCTTGGCTGGGGGGAAGCTTGGGCATGGCGGCTCCGTGGTGGTCGTGGATCAGGAGTAGCCATTACACATCAAGTGTAGTTTGATGTCAACTAGCCGTGTAGTGCATAGACAAAAAAATCCCCGCACCTGGCGGGGATGTTGTC